CGTCGAACCCGGCGACATGAGAATCTTCTCAGCCGTGAACTGGAGGGCCGGGGGGATATGAAGGCTCGACGCCCCCGCACCGATCAGAATGCCACGGTCGTCCTTAATAAGCTGGACGTTGGTGAGAATCGTCTCAAGAGCCGCCTCGGACAGGTCGGCAGCGGCAGCAAGGTTCGACTGCGTGCCCGCACCCACCGTCGGATGCGAGTTCGAGAAGAACGCTACGCCGTCACCGATAGCATAGTCACCGGCCGAGAAGCCGTTGTTGAAGATGTCGGCGGCCTTGACCTGCTTGGTGTTCGCCATCGCACGGGCCAGACCACGGGCACGAACCTTCGAGAAGGTGTCGTACAGGTTGTCCTCCATGGCTTCCTCGGTGATCGAGAAAGCGAGGGCAACCGTCTCGTGGTTGTACCGGGCAGTGTACGACTCCTGAGCAGTGTCGAACTGGACCGCCGAGCCTTCAGCCTTGGTCGGGGCCGAGCCAAAGCCGGTGAAGAGGACTTCTTCCTCGAACGACCGGTCAGAGTTCTCGACCTCGAAGAGCGGAACATGCTCATCGTTGACGTCACCGTACTCAACACCGAAGACAGCGTTGAGGCCGGGGAGCAGTTCCTTAGCAATATTACTGCGATTAATAGCCATGGTTACTTACTCCCCTTACGCGTCGTGCGAGGACGTGTCAGCATCGACGTGCTGGACGATACGGATTTCAACCTTCGGATTCGCATCACTGAAGGCATTACCCGGTTCGCCGTAGCTGTCGAGGACACGGACCATCGCCGTGGTTTGTACGCGGCTAGTGGCAATGATACCGAAACCGGAGATACCGGTGACGGTCGAACCAGCGCCAAGCGTAACGTCAAAGTTCAGGTTCACGTCACCCGCCGAGACGGAGGCATCAGCCTGAACGATATAGGTAGCCGCCGGGTCGTCGATGACGAACGCCTTGGGCTGACCGACAGCCGACGAAACTCCACTCGGGAAGTAATTCGAGAAGACCGGCTGCTTCGTGGTCGGGTCGATGTACTCACAACCCTGAAAGACACCGACCGCATAGTCGGTGGTGGTGGCAATCGCCTTGATCACGCCACCGTCGAGTTTCACCAGATCACCGGTAAAGATGTTACCGGACTGGGCATTGCCAATACGATACTGGCTGCTGCCGGTGCTGTTCGCACCAGAACCACGACGACGCGAGGGGACGAAGCCATTAAGTGCTTTGGTCAAAGCCATAATGTTGCTCCTTAGTCGTTAAAGGACGGGGTACGTCCTCGGGTTACAGTCGATCTGGAATTGTTATGGATCGGCATTGCCGAGTTCGACTGACTCATCAACTGCTGATTCACGGCAGTGATCATGTCCCTCGACCGGTTCTCGTAGTATTCCTTGCGGGACGCCATCCGCTTGGCAGACGCCTGTGCAAGGGCTACGTCGCCCCGGACCACACAATTCTCAAACCTTCCTTCGCTCACGATACGAGAGGTTGCCATCATCTCGGGGACGTCGTTCGGATCGACAAAGGTCCAACCATCAGCCTGACGATCACCGACATTCTTGTAGTCGTCCTGACCGTTGATCTGAAAGCGGACCCACCGGAGTACCAGCCCCTGATCCCTGAATCGGTCGATGACCGTCCCGGGGATCGAGAGCCAGTTCGGCTCCGCAAAGTCTTCGTCAAATCGCTCTTCGTTCACTCGTCCCGTAGTCTCACGGCTTTTACGTGCTTCACTCATAGTTTCGTCCTCCGCGTGTTAGCCGACCTGAATCGACGTGTAATCACCAACTGCCGAGGCATTTTCAGCCTTGGCTTTCTCCTTGGCGTATCTCTCAAGTGGTATGTTCCACTTCTTGGCAAGTGCGATGTCATCCCGGGTCAACTTGACCTTTCGATTACCGCCCTTCGCCGTAGACTCGGGGGAACCACGCGACTGTCCCCCGACCACCTGTTGCTGCTGCGGCTGTTTTACAGGGGCCGCTGCCTTGCCCTGAAACTTGTTCGGGAGTTCTGCCCGGAGACGCCGGTCTACCTCCCGGTAAAAATCGTCCGTGGACGGATCGTAACCTTCGTTCTTCAGGGTGGCGTCGATTGCCAACGCCGCCGCTGTCGCTACTTGGTCCTGACCAAACCACGAATTTTTTTCAGCCCACTCCACAGCTTTTTCATCATAGATCGGGGCAGACTGTTGAGGAATATTATTAGCGGGGATAGGCTGGTTCGCAAGGTCTGTTGCGTATCGGTCAACTTCCTGACGACCCTGCCGGACCAATCCGATATTTTGTCGGGCATCAAACATGGCCTCCTGTGCCGAGAGCATGGCCTCCTTGTCGCCGTCATCGTACGCACGGAGGTACGCCTGACGGGCAAGTTCTGCCTTCTCCTGTAGCTGTCGTTCGGTGACGTCGTAGTTCTTCCGGAATACCTCGACGTTCTTCTCCTCAGTATTCCGGAGTTGCGCCTGAAGCTGGGCGATCTGCTGCTGCTGGGCGATGATATGTTCTTCGCGTTCCTTCCGCTGACGGACAAGCTGTCGGATACGCTTCTGTGCACCCTCCGTATCGACACCTGCAAGTTCCGGGGCGGACTCGGCAGGGTCAGGGTCAGGGGCAGCCGGGTCTACCTCGATGGTGTTATCCGCCTCCTCCTCGATTTCCAGAGGGGCTTTGGCAGCAGCTTCCTCGGCCCGGACTTCCTCGTCGATCTCGAAGTCTACCTCGGGTTCTGCGGCCTTCTTGACGTCAATCTGGCTCCAGTCATCACTCATATCTCTCTCCATTCATTACGCTGATGAGGCGGGGGCTAGGCGATGTTAAACATCGGGTCGATGTCAGCCGGATTCTCCAGCCGCATGACGACCTGATCGTCGTAGAGCAGAATCATGTTCACGCCCTTGTACCTGATCTTCTGACCGTTCATCTTCCCGTAACAGACAAAGTCACCGGTCTGGCACCACGGTCCGGCAGGGAACTTGTCCTTGTCGGCATATGCCAGATCACCGACGGCGACGACACGTCCTACCGTGGTCAGGTAGTTCATATCGTCCCGGAAAGAATCGGGGAGCAGGATAGACCCCTTCGTCTTGCCCTGTACCCGCATCGGGCGGACAAGGATTCGGTAGCCGGGGATTGTCGGGAGTGGGGCCGGGTCGGGGGTATCTTCGTCGGTAACCCAGTCTGCATTCATGATGGCACCAGCCATCTTCGGTTCCATAACCATTAGTCTTCTTCTCCTTCCGCTGTACGTTTCTGAATCTCTGCGACAAGATTCCGGGACCACTCCAGCCCGGAGATGGTGCCGACGTATTGACGATAAGAAGGATAGTCCTCGGGAACACCCGATCCAAGAAGATTTTTATAGTCGGTGATCTGTGCGTCGATCAGACGTTTGAGGTCTTCGAAATACATAATGCCCGTGACGTGGGTTGGCGGTTTAGACTTGCTCGTAATAGAGGAGTTGGGTCGGCTTACTTACCCCGACCCTTCGCCTTAATCTTGTACGTATCCGGCGGGGAGTTGCGGAGAACTTCCCGTTCAGCCCGGACACTGAAGTCGGACTGCGGAATCTTGGCAGTGTTGCCGTACGATTTACCTTTAGCCATAGTTAAGTCCTTTCTAGTTACTTGGGACACCGGGCTGCGCCGTAGCCGCGATACGACCGGCTGCCGACCATGCCACCCTTCGCTTTCATCACGACTTCCCGGGCTTTTGCTTTTTGATCTTCAGAAGCATCTTTAAGTACCTGCTTCGCATATTCTACGTCGTCCGGGTTCTCTTTCTCTTTAGACGTGCTGATGCCCATGGCTTCATAGACATCTGCCTGACTCCTTTTCTTACCAGCCATCTACTTCTTCCTCTTCTTGGCTTTGCTGATCCCTGCTTCCGACAGGGCAATAGCAACAGCCTGTTTAGGGTTCTTCACCTTGGTCCCGGAGGACGATTTCAGGGTACCTTCTTTGAACTCGCCCATGACCTTGCGGACTTTGCGGGACTGCTTCTTTGTCTGCGGCATGGGTTAGACCATTCGGTTGTAGTTATTAAGAATCTTATCACGCATGGTTCCACCGCCCATGCGACGAATAGGACCTCCGGCGTTATAAATACCCCTGCCGGGGAATCCACTACGAAAATCTTCGGCAGCCTTCATGGTTTTTTGCGCCGAAGAAGGCAAAGCAGTAGAAGGCATAGAAAGACCGGGACGAGGAGCCGGTGGTGTTACGCCCGGCGCAGCACGGAAAAACTCTCGCATTTCTTTTACCACTGCTGCTGCAATTTCCGGACTACTTTGTTCAGCACTTCTAAGAGCCTGTGCTGCCTCTGCCGGAGTCCGGCTGTTGCCAATAATTCGGCCAATAAGAGGCATACGTTTCATCATATTCATCGTTCCAACTGCTGCACTGCCAACCGGTATGAGATTTAGAAGAATTTCACTTGCTGTGCCAATTGCGCCTTCCTTAAATCCTTCTGCCATATAATTAGCAAGTTGGGGGTCTTCGGCCCCAATCATATTAATAAGAGTATTGAGGTCATCATTCTGGCCTGTATTCAGACCCATTCCAGCGGCAATATTTTGAGCCGTCTCTTGGGAAATGCTTCCTCCCACACCACCAAGACGAGGTCTCTGACGAACTCGTCTTTGCACCAAGTCCGCCGCAGACATATTTTTTTCTGCCTGTTCTTCTTCATAACGCTTTCGTTGGTTTGCAATATCGCTCTGAACTCCGCGCCGGATCGAACCAAGTTCTTCAAGCGTTAGAATATCTTCTCTATTAAGCGATGGCAACGGAGAAACCTGAACTGGAGGTTCAGGTTTAGGCACCGGATTAGGAAGCTCTGTCCGGCGAATTTCATCCGACTTCATCGGGGGTTGAGGCTCTTCAGCCGGGGTCAGATAATACTTGGCAAGTTCGGTAGCCCGGGCATTCATAATACCGGGCTGGAACATCATAGCTTCCTCGACATTAGAGTAGCCCATACTCATTGCCTCGTTCTGGAGGATCGACCGGGCAATAGGGGGCAGACTTTCGATAAAATCTAGTGAACGACGCTCCTCTCGGGCTGAGTCTCGGGCTGCCGTACCAATATCCTGTAATACACCTGAGAGACCGGAAGAGTCAGCGGCCCCACCAAGGGCTGAGAGAATATCGTCAAGAATTGCCATGGTAATCCCCTATGAGCGTCTTGTGAAATTATACTCTGATTTACAACAAACCCAAGTCTGACGCTTGGGCCAGTCTATCAAGTTGTTTATCAGCCCGGGCTGCTGCCCTATCTTTGTCAGCCTGATCTATCTCTGTCGATATTTTGACCCCATCTCGGACTGCATCTGCTGTCTGTTTTTCATCTTGCAGATCAAGCTGACGATTTTTCAGGGCAAGTCCGGCAGCGTCGGCAATCGACTTCAGACCGATCCGTTCCTTCTCCAGTTCTAGTTTCTGACGCTCAAGATCAAGAAGCTGCTGTTCCGGGGATGCTGCCTGACCCATCTGCTGGTTCGCGTTTGCTACCTGCTGGGCAGCCATTGCCAGAATCTGATCCATGGCGTAAGACGCCCCCGCACCCTGCTGGGCCATCATCGCAGCCTGTTCCGGGGGCAGTTGGGCCATCTGCTGCTGGACGACACCCTGAATCTGTTCCTGATATCCGAGCATCATATGCTCACGGATGTTCGCCTGAATAGCCGGGGCAAATGGCTTGAGTGCTTCTGATGCACCACCCATCGGGTCCGACAAGAAAGCAGTCTTGACGGCGATATGGGCCTGATGATCCTGCCCGGGGAAGGCAGAGATAGGCATTCCACGGGTCACCATCATCAGGTCTGTCATCGGGTCTTGCGGTTGTGCTTCCTGCGGCTTCGGGAGAATCTGGTCGATGTTCGGGAAGTCTGCCGCTTCGAGGACCTGACGGACCAGTTCCGGGGTGTTGAACGTCCCCGGGGGAGTCTGGGCTGCCATCTGGAGGGCAAGACTTGCCAGAGACAGGCGGTGTGCCCGGGAGGGGATATTCGGGTCAGAGACCGGGAGAACGTCCACCCTCCCGTCGAAATCCTGCTGGAAGACGGTCATGTCGCCCTCGGGGGTCGCGTACGGGTAACCGTCGAGTGGGACAAAGTCTGCGTTGATCCGGGCCAGAATCTTGAACTGTTGACGCTGGGCATGGTGGAGACGCTTGTGGACGGCGGAGAAGAACTTGGCCGATGCTTCGAGGAGGGCCATTGTCGTCCCGACAGGGCCGTAGTTGTTCGCGTCGGAGACAATCTGGTCGGTCTGGTCGGCAAACTTCTCGGCAGCCCCGGTGACAAAGCCGAGAAGCTGGAACAGGGTCTGGGACGGTTCCTTGTACGGGAGGTTCACGATGGCCTTGTTCAGGTCCATCCCGAGAGCCTCGACCTCCTTGAACTCGCCGGGGCTGATCGGGTCCGAGTCGCCGACAACACGGACGCCTTTCGCCTTAAATCCGCCGGGGAGGTTGGCGAACTGACCGGCATCGACAAGTGCCCTCATCGCCGACGTTGCCGTCATGGTCAGGTTACCGATAAGCTGGATCAGGCCGAGACCGTAGAAGCCGAAGCCGGGGACGAACTTGTAGTGGGTGAAGTGGATCATCTTCTCGGCGGCGGGGTCGTCTTCCCGGTAGTTTCGGCGGATCGACAGGACTTGCCGGGAATCAGCCTCGACGGTGATGATGTACGGGAGTGCCGCCTCGTCATCATCAAGTTTCAGGATTACATGCTGTTCTAGCAGGGTGTACTCCGGGTCTTCACCACCGTCTGAGAAACCAAGAATTTCATCTACCTTCCCGGCCAGTTCCGAATCCTTCCGCCCGGTAGGGTCGGGGAGGTCGGCAACGTCCCGGTACATTCCGGCCCTGATGTCGGCCTGAAGGTCAGCCTTCGACTTGTAGATGACATGGGT